TGGTGCGCAACTACGAGCGCGTGGCCAAGCTGATGAAGTGGGTCATGCGCAAGATCGACATGCGCACGCACGCCAAGGCGCACGAGCGGTACTGGACCGCCGTGGTGGCCGCGGCCATCGTCGCGGGACTCATCGCCAAGCGCGTGGGCGCCCTGCAGTTCCCGCTCAAGACAGACGTGGAGTGGATGCTGACCCACCTGCAGGACATGCGCGAGCTGCACGCTTCGGCCGAGGCGGACCCCACCGAGTTGTTGGCCGGGTTCCTCGAAGCCAACATCGGCTCCACCCTGGCGCTATCCAGCAAGCACTCCTCGAACCTCGACAACATCACCCTGCGCCCGCACGGGAAGCTGTCGATCCGGCACGAGGTCGACAAGTCGCTCATCTTCATCGCCCGGCACGAGGTGGCCCGGTTCTGCGCTGAGCAGAACATGAACATGAAGGAGTGGGCGGCGTCGCTGACAGCGACGGGAGTGCTGGTCGACGCCAGCAAGCTGAAGACCCTGGGCGCGGACACGACGTTCGCCAAGGGGCAGGTGCGGTGCTGGGTTGTGGACGCCACACAGCTCGGCGCCCGGTTCGCCAACGTGTTCCAGCAGGCCGCCACTGCGGCGCGGGTCGTCCCCCTGCGTCCGACCGGCACCTGAAGCGCAGGGCCCCCGCGGGGGCCCTGCTCAGCCTCACGCCGCCTCGCCCTGCACCGCGATGCCGGCGGAAGCATGGACGGCGTTGAGTGCGGCGGCGGCCTGATCGCCCGCCGCACGAGCCGCGGCAGCAAGGGTGTCGGTACGGGCCTTGAGGCGGTTGGAGAACTCACGCACGTTGTTCATAGACACCTCGGCGCTGGTTCCGGCGTTGAACTTCAACACGTCGAGCTTGAGTTCTTCCACGGCGATGCGGTTGCGGTAATACTGGCTGGCGGCGCTGATGAGCTGTGCTTGTGCCCCAGCGGCCGACGTAGCGAGCTTCATCGCGATCTCGGGGCCGAGCGCCAGGGTCTTGATGTACTCCGCTGCGGCCTGAATGCCCTTGATCCGGTAATCCAGCGCGTTCTGAACGGCGAACTTGATGTTCTCGATCAGGAGGTCGACGTGCTTGATCGCCACGTCGCGCGACTGCTGCGCGATCTTGTTGTTCGCATCGACCTCGGCGAGTCGCATCGCATGTGCCGCTGCGCCGGGGGGCAGGGGGAAGCCGCGCGCCGCGAAGGTCGAGAGCACGTCGTCCCTTGCCCGGCCCACGTCTTCCAGCACGCGGCTGCGGTCGCGCTGCCAAATCTGGCTCTCGACGTGGGCCGGAATGCCGGTGCCGCCGTCAAACATGCTGCAAAGCTGGGTCTGCGCTTTTTGAAGGTAGTCGCACTCATTCGGAAAGTAGTCCGCGAAGAAGCCGGCGAACTTGTCAGTCAGGTCGGCGACGATCTGGTTGTAGGTCGAGTCGTACAGAGCCCCGTCGACGCCAGATGCGTTCAGGGGGATGGTGACCGGCGGCTCGACGTTGTCCGGGCGGAACTCGATGCTTGCGAACCCAGACGAGGACGACCCCATCGACGCGGTGATGGCTTGCTGGGAATACGTATCCGCGAGGCCGGCTTTCTCAGTTGCAGTCGCCAACGCTTGGTTGATGATCTGCTCGACAAGGACTTCTGCGCTCATGCTCAAATCCTCCTGCTCAACGGCACGGCAGCGAACTCCACCGAGGCCAGTTCAAAGTCTTCACCGTCCGCGTTGTACAGCTCGAACTCGAGCCAGTTCACGCGAAGCCCCTTGCCGGTGTCGAAGCGCTGCACCTGCAGCTGCTCGTCGTATCCGCGCTGGGCGTAAGTGTACTCCCGCCCCTCGGCCAGCACCTTCAGGAACAGCCGGCCCTGCCCGCTCACGCCAACGTAGGCGTTGGTGATCCGCTTGAGCGCGCTGGTGCCGAAATTCTGCTTGCCGAAGCTCACCATCGCGCGGATCGGTTCGCCGTTGTCCGTGTCGCCGTCGAGCTGGTAAATGCCGTCTTCCGCGCAGCCGTAGTAACTGTCGCCGATCTTGGCGTAGCTGTTGAAGTTGAACCCATCGTAGCGGGTGAAGCCGCCCGTCTCGGTGTTCATGACCCAGGTCTCCACGTCATCGGCGGGAAACGGCATCCCAGACTGCGCGGTGATGAGGTTGCGCAGCACCAATTCCAGCTCGGAGAGCGTCACGAAGGGGGCGTCACCCTCTGCCCGGCTGATAGCCAGCATGGCGAACACAGGCTGCGCCGACAGGTCGCTGTCGCCCGTCGCCGCACTGGCAAGCGTGAGCGAGACCAGCGTTCCGGGCGAGAAGACCGATGCGCCGGTAGCGGACGAGGACAGCAATGCCATGAAAATCCCTTGGTATGTAACCGTGTCTGACACTGTCGCGGTTGAGATGGCAGACCACTGTAACGACCCGAGTGCGACCGGCTGACCCCCCTGTGCTAATAACGACGGGGTGAGCCCGTCAAAATACGCCACCCCGTACGGTTGTGAAAAGTCCGCGACCAAGCGAAAGCGTAACGACCAAGTTCCGACTGGAATCTCCACTACGGGCTCGACGTAGTCATAGCCTGCGATGGCTTGTACATACAGGGTACTAACCTCGGTCCCGTTTTCATCGCACAGAAGCACCGAGAATGTGGGGTTGAACGGAAACTCATATTCCACATAAACCGAAAAACTAGCGGACAGAGGTGCGTCTTCGACTGTGAATACGTGCGAAAGTAACTCTGCGTAGTCAGACGGTTGTACCCCACCTACCCCAAACGCGGATGTGTAAACCAGCAACTCTCCGGTTGCACGATCGTTCTCCGCACCTAGAACCCAAGGCACGGCACCCGTGTTTGCCCACCCGGGAGGCATGCGGTATCCATAAGGAAAACCGACACCAATACCTCCGTCTTTGAGTAGCGGGTCGGTGAGGCCGTCGATGGTGTACTGAATGGCTCCAGAAGCCCACGAATTCCGCTTGATGTAGAACTCTATGCAGTTTTCACCCTCCGGAAGCGAGAGGGTTATGGTTTGCCAACCCGTAAGCGCCGGATCAAAATTAGAGACTACATATGAAGCCGTCTCCCAAGTGATATTGGTATTGAACAACCCTAGTGTCGATCTGTTGAGAAACTTAATCAACTCACCGTTGCTGGTGTCAACAGCCGTGTTATAGAACTTAAACGCAAGAAGCCTGCCGCCTGTCGGAACAACGAACACGTTGGTCAGTAAGCGAGCTGTTGTACCTTGAACCCCATCCCCACCCGCGACGTGCAATGCGTACGGCCCCTCTCCGATGAAACCCCACTGCGGTTGCGGATCACCCGCTGGGTACGCATATCCGGTAGATATGGGACTGTTGAACCACCCAGGGGGGAGCGTATCTTCCGCGAGCCATCCGACAAGGCTATAGGGGGGTGTGGGTTCGCCACCTTGTGCTACGAGATCCGGCGTGACCTCCGTCAGGTTTACCAACAAATACGTGTCTCCGGCGCCTACGGAGCTCACAGGAGTGCGCACCTTGAACCGCAGTCGGTGCGCGCCTTCCGGGACAAAACCAGACAGTAAATAGTGCGTCTCTGCCGAGGAAAGTGTTTGGCTTTGCAAGACTGCTGTGGGTGCGGCGGCGCTGTCACACAGAATCAACTCCGCGACACTACTTTGAGCCCAAGGCCACGCGTTACTACCACGCGTGAACTTACACGAAACGGTAATCCCGCCGGGTGGAACGGTGAATTCGTGAGATAGCAACTCCCCGAACCAAGAGTCAGTCGGATCCCAACCGTTGATGCGCAGCACCCCCGGGTATGCGGAGGGCCGCTGCCACACGTTGCCTTCGTATGCCGCCTCAAAAGGTGTGAGCCCTGTGTTCTCCCAACCATAGGGTATTTGGTGTCCGGGCGGAAACGCGAACCCGAGGCCTCCGGCCTCGAGCAGGTTGGCCTGCACCCCGTCGACGTAGGAGATGACTTCATCCAAAACGAATTTCGGAAAAGTGTCGGTGTACATGTCCGGTGTAACACGGAACTCCAAGCACCGAGCGCCTTGCGTCAGCAAGACCGAGCACTCTTTCCAGCCGGCCCCCGCCGTCAAACCCGTCACCGCGAGCGACGCACCTCCGACTGCGTCGTGGATGGACACCGTATACGCGACCCCGTCAGATACTGTTGGGATATACAGCTTAAAGGAGATTGTTGCTCCTGCGAGTGGAACATCGAATTTATTGGATAGCAACCTTGCGGGTTGGCTGCTATACCCAACGTTCGAGACAGCAATCGCGTACGGGTTTGTTCCATACCCGCCAGTGTCTGTAATACCCCATTGGGGGGCTTGGTCATTACTATCGCTAGGATAGTTAAACCAGTATTTTGGAAGCGAATTCGCAGTCAGCCAAGCCATTTAGAATACTCCGAGTTTGTAGAAGCGCGTCTCATCACCTTCTACGAAATTCGCTAAGTTTTGCGCTTTAACCTCGGATATCGACGCGTCTCGCGTGCTCAACCAGTGGACAGTGATCATGTTTCCCTCGTAGTCGTACGAAGGATCTTGATAAGCCTTTTCGTATCCAACATGCGCTGTGAAAAACGTCAAACCGAAGTATGTCTTGATCTCAACACGATCAAGTCGCCCTTGCCAGTAACCTAGTCCCGCATTCGGCACACCACCCTCACATCGGAATCGGCTTTCGGAGCACCTCTTCGCCGTGTTGATAAACTACAAAATCCGCCGTCAATAGTATGCTGCGGTTCGTACTAGCCAAAGCTCCGTCCTCTGTTACCCACGGAACTGGATAGTCGAAATCCAACTCAGCAGGATCGAACCACTGTTCAACCACCAACAGCGTGCCTGTCCTAAGATCCGACCCTAACGCTCGAGATGTGAACGATGGTCCGGAGGTAGGTTGAGAGGCGTAGTCCCACCGACGCTGTGGGATTCTCCAGTTCACTACTTCATACTCACCGTCCGGGCTCTTTCTAACCGTACGGCCAACATAGTCTGCGTGAGGATGTGGGTTCGGTTCAATGTCCAACTTCAGCAGTTCGTCTCCGAACAAGTCTCGACCAAGTTGAAATGAGTTGTTCAAAGGGTGGTATGGGTCAAAACGATCTGCCCAATCTTCCAGCAGCCGAAAGCCTCTCTCATGCGTGAACTCTAGCGTCCTGCACCCGTCAAATACACAAACAGCTTTCGTGGCCTTTCGGTTAAAGTACCAACCTTGCACGGTTTTTCCAACTGCATGATTGACCTGAAACCTGTGAGTTTCGTCAAATGTACCGTCTGCGTTTAACCATCCAGCCCGGATAACGTTGCCATCAGTCCCCCCGGAAGAGTCAACGTCTGTCTCTCTCAGAAATATGAAGCACCCAGCACGGCCGTCGTATTTAGATATCGCGGCCCCCTGTATGTATTCTCGACCGCTGAGTTGCTCGGTCGTCAACATGGTCCGCCAAACACGTTTATCCCTATAGACGACCAAGCCATTCCCGACACACTGATACCGGAGAGTCGGTATAGAAAACGGCTTGGTTAATCCACCCCAGGTGTAGTCGTTAAACACGTTGAGGTGCACAAAAAACACATTGGACTTTGTTACATCGTAAAAGCGACGGTCGCCACGCAACTGCGTCTGGGGGTCATATCGATACATCGGAACCCCCATCCAAGACCACGCGCTCCACGAAATAACGGCATCCGCCCTGGAGCCTTGCCAATCTACACTCCCGTACGTAGGTTCTTCTGCCCAAAGTGCTTGATAGATTGGAAGCGCAAGCGCAGCTTTTCCCGGTATTTTTGGCTTGAACAATAGCCGGGGGCCACTGGACCCCGCTAGATACACGTCACGACCGCCGACCACCTTCGCAGGTTGGCTGATGAAACCACCCGCGCCGCCGCCTTGAAAAACCTCGGAGCGCCCGCCCATCTTGTTCGCAGTCACGCCGTCTGCGGTGACAGAACTCAGGTACGGGGCGTTATTGCGCTGCAGAGCCCGAACAAGCGCCTCCCCGACAGGAGATGCGCCGTTCCAGAGCTTCGGGTACTTCATGGTCAGGCCGGCTGGAATTCGAGGCCGGTCGTGACGCGCAGGATCGAACCCGGCTGGAGCAGGAACTCGATAGGTACGTTCGAGCCGTTGACCGCACGCACGGCAGACAGGAGAACGCCCGTGGTGCTGCTCTTGGCCGCGCTGGAAGAAATGAAGCCGCCGCGCACCGTAACGGCAGCCGCGCCGTTGATCTCGAACTCGGCCTTGTTCAGCACGTTGCTCGCCGCCCCGCCCGCTGCTGCGCCCGCCACGAGGGCCACGCGGTTTGCGCTGGTGTAGGCGGTGATTTCGCCCGCGTTGGCCGGGAACGTCGCCGCCGTGTCGCCCGCGATCGGGGTGTAGTCGTTCGTGAAGAGGCCGACGTACCAGTTCGTGTAGGGCGTGGCGCCGTTGAGCACCACGTCGATCATGTGGTTGAAACCTGCGGTCGGGATCAGGTTGTGGCACCCGCGTGCAGCCTCGATCACCTTGCCGTCGCGGATCACCTCGAAGTCGTAGACGAAGCCGGGGATGTATTTCTCGATTTTCACAGCATGTTCTCCTTGCGGACGACTTCCATCGTCATGAATGACTCGGCTGCGGCACGGCTGGTCTGCGCGCCCGCCAAGGACGAAACGAGCTGGCGCATGCCGTCCTGCTCGCGGAAAAGCGTGGCCCCGGATGCGGCGGGCTCGACGGCTACGGTGGCTTCCTGGACGTTCTTCGCCTGCCCCCGTGCGTCCGCCACGATCAGCCCGCGCGTGCTCATCCAGGCCACGCCGGTCTCGTTCTCGAGCGCCGTGTCGGTGCCGGGAACCGCGCCATAGGGCAGCAGCTCGACAATCTCGGTCTTCTCGATGTCGCCACCGGGGAGCCAGAACGTCTCGGTCTCCGTGCCCACGTAGCAGCCGCCTTCGACCGGGGCCAGCAGCGTGATGCGCCCACCGAACGGGACACGCCCGCGCAGCGGGTCGTGAAGCCCGTAGCCAAACGGCTCCGAGTAGTAGAGCGTCGAGCCGGAGACGACCAGCAGCCGCCCGCCGTGCTCGCGGACGATCTCGCCGGCGGGCATGGGGCGCAGCCCCAGGGTCTGGAGCGACTGCCGGAGCGTGCCCATGATCGGGATGATGTAGCTGCTCGCCGTCGTGGTGGCCGCGAGGTAGAGCGTGTCGCCGTTGAGCGGGGAGACGTAGATGTTCGTGAGCGTTCCGGGCAGGCCCGTCACCTCGATGCGCCCGCTGTCGGCCACGCTGACTTGGACCGGCCACGTTGCGCCCGACTCTTCGCCGTCTGCGTTGGTGGCGGTAATGGCGATCTGATAGACACCCGCGCTCAGCCCGCCGCCCATCGACGCGGTGACGGTCGGTGCCGGGTTCGGCACGGCAAGCCCGAGCGGCAAGGACACGCCTGCCCGGATGCGCTCCAGCACGGTGCCGTTCGACCAGAGCACGTCGCCGGCCGGGGTCTCGCAGTAGCTCACGCGCCGACCCGGCACAAGACCGGTTCTCAGCGCGGTGCGCGGGTACTGGTAGAGCGTGTCGCCGTCGACATAGAACGCCTGCTCGCCGTCCGACCAGAGGCTGTGGCAGTCCGCCCCGGCTTGGGCGAGCGTCGAGCCTTTGCGCCGCTGGAGCGTGCCCGTGGCGGTCAGATCGACGTTCACCGCGTTGCGCAGGTAGTCGCCCGCCTTCCGACCGCGCTCTGTGATACCGAGCTGGTGGTCGGGCAGGCGGTTGTTGAGGCCGGTAAACGGCCCGAGGGGCGCGGTGTCGATGATCACGTGTGCACGGTCCTGTCAGGTCTGCGAAGTGTACCTCTACTGCACCCGGGTGAATACGCGCCGGTCCTCCCCGCGAACGAACGGGCGGCGCTCGGCAAGGCGAACGAACACCGACCGGCGGAGCAGCTCCGCCGTGGGCGTCGGAACGTACGCCCCGACCTGCTCGGCGAGGTGCGCGTGGAGCGCGTCGGAGACGACCAGCGTCAGCGCTGCGGTGAGCGTTGCGGCCTCGGCTTGGTGCGCGTGCAGCGCGTCGTGAATCGCCAGCGACAGCGCCGTATCGAGGCTCACGCCTTCAGCGACGTGTGCGTGGAACGCGTCCGCGATCGTAAGGGCGAACCCGATGTTCAGCGCCAGCGTGTCCGCGATATGCGCGTGAGCTGCGTTCTGGACGACCAGCGAGTGCGCCGCCGAGAGCGTCGGGCTCGCGGCGCTGTGCGCGTGGCTCGACCCATCGACCACGAGACTCCGCGCGCCGGAGAGCGTCAGCGCGTCCGCGAGGTGGCTGTGGCTGCTCGATGCGATCGCCAGGGCGAGGCCGGTCGACGCGTCCACCGCGTCCGCAAGGTGCGCGTGCGCTGCGTCCTGTACGACCAGGGAGTGCGC